GTAGCCGCGCAAGCATCCTCACCTCCTAAAACATCTGGTTCACATCGCGGTATGGGTAGAGCAGGTTCTCGAACGCCAGCCGCATGGCCAAGTACACCTGCTTATCCGGATTGTCACGGTTTTCGTAGTAATGGCTCGCCATGAGCAGTACGGCCAGTTGCACAGGTTCCGGCGCGACATCTTCAAACGCAACACGGCAGAAATCCTCGGCAGCGGCCTGCGCCTGACGAAGAAGACTTTCCAGATAGCCATCCTCTTCGTCGTACTGGATGCGAAGATGGGCTTTGAATTCCTCGACGGTTACGACCATGCGTTCACCGCCTTATTCGGTAGGCTGGTTTCGCGCCTCTGCTGCCATAACCCCAGCGGCCTTCATAACCGTCAGCAGTTGATTGAAGCTCTCGCGCAGTGCGGCGACCGTGGTGGCCTCGCTTGCGGGGATACATGGTAACGCCGGTTCACCGGCAGCGGGCAGATCGAACAACCCCTCCGTGCCTTCAACCGTTGCGCCGGGAAGAAAGGTTAGCTTGCCGCCGATGACCCATTCGTTCCCGCCATGGGCATGATAGTTCCGCGTCATATCGCTCAAAAGGATGACCTCCATTCAAAATGGGGAAGCCGCTCTTGTTTGGCAGCTTCCCCGTTATCGTTAAGCAGTTTTGACCTGCAGGCACTTCAGCGCCTCACTCAGCACCAGACGGCCATCCACGCGCTGGGTGGCGCGGAAGCCGACCTGACCGGTAGCCGCATAAAGCTCGTTCAAACGCTGGAAGGAACGGCCCTGACGGTCAGCGATCCAGTAGAACTTGAAGTCGCCGAACAAAATGGGCTTTGCGCTGGCAGCCACCTCCGGCATGTAGGGGGAGGTGACCAGACGGTGGTTCAGCAGCATATCCGGCTGCCCTTCCTTCAGGCCGGGCTGCCACAGGTACTGGCCGTTCCCGTCCTTGAGCTTACGGATCGTCTTGATCGAACTGTCGTTGAGCAGGAACACAGCCTTTTTGCGGTACACGCTCTTGACGGAATGCACCAAGTCGATCAGCTCGTCTGCCGTGACGGTTGTACCCGAGGTGGTGACTCCCACGCCCGCGCCGTTCGTGGCGTGCAAAAGGCCCATGGGCTTGGCGGTGCCGTTTCCGGTGATAAAGGCTTCCTCCTCCGCCGCGCCAATGCGGCGGGCGAACTCGGCGGCGATGTAACTCTCCACGTCGAATACCGAATCCAGCAGCAGTTCATCCGAGACCTTGATCATGGTGGCGACCTTGTGCGCCCCGATGGAAATCTGTCCGAAGGCGTCGTCGGATTCCGGGATCGCGCCTTCCTCATCCACCCAACTTGCCGTGCCATGGGAGGCGACCACCGGAATCTTGCGGTCGCCGGATTCCGTGCGGATAATGGTGCACAGGGAACGCAGCACGTTCTCCTCCTCCAGTGCCTGCACCAGGGTGCGTTCGTACTCGTCCGGGCACAGGTAGCCGCCCTCGGAGTCCGTACCAATCTGAAGCGCGTTATGCACCGTCATGTGGGAACCGCGATTGCGCACCATGTTCCAGAACGCATGCTTGTACTCATCCGAGGCGCGGCCCGTCTTGCCGACAGGGCTTTTTTCAGGCTTTGAGGTCAGCAGCGCGTTGACGGGGGCGTTCAACTCACGCTCCAGATCCGCCGCACGCTCTTCGCGTTCAATGGCGTGACCCAGGTCGACGACCTCGCGTTCCATCTTCTCATACGCCGCCGTGTCCTCAGCGGACAGCATGCCGTTGGCGTCCTGATGCTTGTCCAGAAAAGCCTTCGCCTTGTCCCAGATTTCACCGCGCTTCAAGCGCATTTCAGCAACCTTGCTCATGTTGATTTCCTCCTAACCGTTTTGTGGGCATAAGTAAGCCCAACCGCTTTTGCAGTTGGGCAGCAGGGGTACCGGAAGGTTCCGGCGAGGATGCGGCAGGCGTATCTGCCGATTTATGATGAACACCCGGCGAAGGATGGGAATGCTGGGGCTTATGGCGATCCAGCCAAGCCTGTACCTTGATCTCCGCCTCCTTGCGGTCAACCGCGCGAACGGTGGAAGCGTTGACCATACCGCTTTGCCCCTCGGCGATGCTGTCGATAAAGCCAAGCTGCAGCGCCATTTGCGCATCCATCCAAGTGGTAGCGGTCATAAACGCGGCGACATCCTCACGCTTGGCTTTGCAGCGCCGTCCGTAGACATTGAGGATGCTCTCCTTGCAGGCGCGGAGCAGGTTGATGGCATCGGACAGATCACGCTCATTTCCCCAGGCCAGGACGCTGGGATCGTGGATCATAAAAAGAGAGCCGGGCGTCATTTCCAGACAGTCAGCCGCCATGGAGAGCACCGTGGCGGCTGAGGCTGCCGTGCCGGATACGGTAATGGACACGCTGCCAGGGTAAGCGCGGATATCATCGTGCATCCGGGTGGCGGCATTGCAGGAGCCTCCATAGGAGTTCAGTCGGATGTGAACGTCATCCTTGAACTGGTTATCGGCTCCATACAAGGCTTCGTGCAGTGATTCGGGCGTGATCTCATCGCCAAACCACACCTCCTCGTCGATGTAGCCGTTCAGGCTGATTTCCCTCAAGGGTCATCCCTCCTTTGCTGCCGAGGCAGCGGATATAATGGAGATCATGTTTCCGTTGACCAGATAGGCGTTGCCACCCTCCGCGTCTGAAAGGGGGTTCATGTCTTCCAGTTCGCGGATGTCATTGGCACTCATCCAGCCGTTTTGACGGGCGATGGCGTAGCCTTCCATGCGCTCTTTGTACGCGCCCCGCATCAGGCCGTCGATATTGAACTGCACATAAAAGCGCCCTTTCTCCGAGTCAGAGAAAAGAGCGCGATTGATGGCCTGTTCGATTCGGACGAGCCAAGGCCGTATGGTGTGGACGGCAAACGAAATGGATTGGTGCTCGATGTTGGAAAACGTGGCGTGCTCCAGATCGCCCACCAGATGTGGGGGAACGCGAAAAATGCGACAGATCTCCGACACCTGAAACTTCCTCGTTTCGAGGAATTGTGCTTCATTATTGGGGATGGAGATTCTGTCGAACTTCATGCCCTCTTCCAGAATAGCCACCTTGCCCGCGTTGGCTGAGCCGCCATAGGCGTTGTTCCAGCTTTCGCGCAGCGCCTTGGGATTTTTCACTGTGTTGGGGTGAGTGAGCACGCCGGAGGGTGTTGCGCCGTTGCCGAAGAATTTACTGCCGTACTCCTCGGCAGCAATCCCAAGGCCGATAGAATTCTTCTCCAAGGCAATGGGACTGTAGCCCATAATCCCATCGAAGCCTAAGCCGGGGATGTGGAGCACCTCCTCCGGTGAAAGCCGGACGGTTCGGCCCTCTGTAGTCGTGTAGGCATAGGTCAGGGCACCCGCGCTGTTACGGTCTACCTCCATGCGTTCTGGCAGGAGCGGATAAAGGCCAACGATGCGGTTGCGACCATTGTGGATGATCTGGCTGTAGGAGTTGCCCCACAGCAGCAGATGCGAGAGCATGACCTCGCGCATGACGAAGGAGGTCATTTCCTCATTTGGCTCATCATGAAGGAGCCGGTACAGTGGATGATTTATCGCTTTGGTGCTGCCGGATTCCGTGTTTTCGTAGACATGGATCGGCAGGCTCGCGACCGTTTCGGCGATTACCCGCACGCAGGCATACACCGCCGATACCTGAATGGCCGAACGGGCTGTGACGGATTTGCCCGCGCCGCTGGAGCCGAAGTAGAAGGCAGGCGCGGCGGACACAGCATTTTGAGGCGAAGATAGCCTCCCAGGCTTGTCGCGCGACCGAAACAGGCCGAGCAGATTCATTCAGCTTCCTCTCCTTTGTATTACAGACCTGATCCGGTCTTTTTGTCATGGCAGGGCTTGCAGAGTGCCTGCCAGTTGGATTCACCCCAGAATAGCCCCTCGTCGCCGCGATGCGGAACGATATGGTCGACAACCGTGGCTGGCGTGAGCCGCCCAGCCTTCCGGCAATCCACGCACAAGGGGTGCTGGCGAAGGAACCGCGCCCGCGCCTTTTGCCACCGGCTGTCGTACCCACGGGCGGCGGCACTCTCGCGGGTGTATTTCGCGCGATGCTGTTCGCAGTAGACACCATCCGATAGATTGGGGCATCCCGGATGGCGGCAGGGACGTTTTGGCTTCTTTGGCATAGCAGTTCCTTCATATAAAAAGCAGCCCACGATCCGAGTCGTAAACGGAGCCGCTGCTCTGGTTTTTCATCGCCCGATCCAGTGCCATGACCAGCGCCACCGCGCCGTCCACTTTTTCGGTCGATTTTTCCTTATCGATTTTGAGGTTTCCAGCGGGGTCGGTTCGGACAAAGGCATTGTCCATATTCCAACGAAGAACCGGGTGCCCGCCGTGGTTGAGCTTGCGCTCCAGGACGATGCGCATGAGTTCTTTCGTAGGCGGGGACATATCTTTGAAGCCCTGTCCGAAGGGTACCATTGTGTAACCATCGTCCTCCAGCGCCTGCACCATCATGGTGGCGTTCCACCGGTCGTAGGCGATTTCGCGGATATTGTACCGCTCGCCAAGCTGTACGATGAACCGCTCGATAAACCCGTAATGCACCACGTTCCCCTCGGTGGTCTGGATGAAATTCTGCCGTTTCCAGATGTCGTACATTACATGGTCGCGCCGGACGCGCAGGCCCAGCGTTTCCTCCGGCAGCCAGAAGAAGGGCAGCACGATATACGGCTCGTCCTCGCTTTCGGGCGGGAAAACCAAGACTAACGTGGTCAGGTCGGATGTAGAGGAAAGGTCAAGTCCCGCATAGCAAACCCGGCCTTCCAAAGCCGTAGCGTCGACCACGCCGCCGCATTCATCCCACCGGTCCATAGGCATCCAACGGACCGACTGCTTCACCCACTGGTTCAAGCGCAATTGCCTGAACATGTTCTCATCGGCGGGCGTTTCCATCGCCTTGCGAAA